TTGCCATGTTTAGTTGAGGATTTTGTATTTACAACTAAGGGAGATAATTTAGGAATTAATTATACAGCAGGAGAACAAGTATATGCTGGACTAAATCATTTATATGAAGAGATAACTTGGTTCTATGCAAAAAATGGACAAGAGCAAGTAGATAGAGTTGTAACTTACAACTATACTGAAAACACTTGGACTACAGGATCATTAGCTAGAACTTCTTGGGCTGACGCAACATTATATGATAATCCTTATGCGACTGAATTTATTACTACAGATGTGCCTACATTCCCAACAATTCAAGGAGCAACAAACATAAATGGTGCTTCTACATATTATGCACACGAAGTTGGTAATAACGAAGTTGATGCTCTTGGTAATAAAACAGCGATACCTGCATTTATTACATCAGGAGATTTTGATTTATCTTCAGGTGGAGATGGACAATTTTTTATGAGTATAAAAAGATTTATACCAGATTTCAAAGTATTAACTGGTGATGCACAAGTTACCTTAAATTTAAGAGCTTACCCTGCAGTAAGTGCACAGTCTTCTCCTTTGGGTCCTTTTACAATAAACTCATCGACTGATAAAGTTGATACAAGAGCAAGATCTAGATTTGCAAGTGTAAAGGTAGCAAACACCTCTACTGATCAAAATTGGAGATATGGTACATTTAGAGTAGATGTACAACCAGATGGTATGAGGGGATAATGGCTAGAGTTGATCTATTAATACCTGAACCTACACCTACTTATACTGAGGAAAATCAAAGACAAGTAGCTCAGTCTTTACAAACCCTTAAAGATAAATTAAATACATCTTATCAACAAGAATTAAAAAATGAACAAGATGCATTTAACTATTTTTTATCATGACTATACAATATAAAAACCAAGGATTTAAACAAACTGGGACTGGTAAAACAACAGCATTTACATGTCCTAATGATGCAACAGTCATAGTAAAAAGTGTTTATTGTTCCAACAATGATGCTTCATCCGCTATATTAGTTAACATGAACTTAGTAGACTCTTCTGACTCTAGCACTGAGTATGAATTTTTTAGAGATGATGTTGAAGCCAAAACTCAAGTCAATGCTACTCCACAAGGTTTAAATCTTGAGGCAGGAGATGCAATTACTGTACAGGCAGCTACAGGCAGTAGTAAAATTCAAGGTGTTATTAGTTATGCTCAAATAGACAGATCTCAGGAGAATGGCTAAACAAAAATTTACACATTTTGTACCCAGAGACAAACCTAAAAAAAGAGGCCCTGGTCAACATAAAAAGAATAAAAACAAACACGAAAAACGTCAACAAAAAAAGAGACGCTACAAAGGCCAAGGTCGTCCATGAGAAATGTTCATCAAGCTTCCTTTCAAAAGTTTCATGAGTTTTTAAGTAATCATCAAATAAATTTAAAAGAATGGAATATATTTGATATCTTAAAAATATCTAAAAGATTTCCTTATCAGTTTCATCATGGTCATGAGAGTATTTGTTTAATAGATAATTTAGGAACTAAATTAAGAAAAGAATTATTTGATATATATGGTTTTTTAGATTTTGATAAATTTAAAAATTTTTATGATAAAGGGTTTTCATTTATTATTAGTGATGTGCTTGATATTAATGATGAATTGAAACAAATAGAGCAAGTTGCTTTAGAAACATTTGGTGTAAGAATATGTGGCAATTTTTATTTTTCAAAAGGTTTAAATAATCAAAATGTTTCTTTTCCAGAGCATACGGATGATTATTGTTTATTTATAAAAAATATATATGGAGAGTCTACTTGGAATATAGATAAAAGAGAAACTATAATAAAAGATCAAAATGTTCAGTTTATAAATAGAATGACTCCACATTGTGTTACTTCTATTAAAGAACCTAGACTTTCATTAAGTTTAGCTATATACAAACAAGATTAATTATGAAAATTGAAACTACTAAAACAACACTTAATTTATTATTCTCCAATGATGAGATAGAAAAAATTAAACAGGATGGTGTTATGACTATTCGAAATGCAAATAAAAAGCATTTTATAAATGCCATGGTTGATCAGATGATGAATATCTATAAAACAATGTCAGATGGTGAATACGCAAATTTATTTACAAAAGGCAATGTTATAGAAGAAGATGGTATTCATGAATACAAGGGTGAACTTAATGTAATTGATAGAATATTAGAAAATAACAGACACTATACTGATGTTATACAACTTGCAAAATTTGCTAATTTTAAATGGAAGGGACTTAAATTATTTAAAGATCCTATGAGTCTAACTATATATCAACAAATGTTGCAGGATATAAAACCAAAAACAATTTTAGAATTTGGTTCGGGTGAAGGTGGTTCTGCTTCTTGGTTTTATGATATGACAAAAACATTAGGCTTAGATACAAGAGTTATTACTGTAGACAATCAAGATATTAAAGAAATACCAAATGTAGAATTTATAAAATTAGATGTTAATGATATAGATTCATATGAGTTTGAAAAATACGAATCACCCATGTTAGTTATTGAAGATTGTCATGCTAACATGAAAGGAATAATTAATAAGGTATCTTCAATGATGGCCCCAGGTGATTCTTTAGTCATAGAGGATACCATAGACCCAGATAAGTATGCTATATTTAAATCTTGCGATTTAACTTCATTTAGTAGAGATAGTAAATATTGTGACTTTTGGGGAAAAAATAATTCTTGGAATTATGATTCATACTTAATAAAGGAGAAATAATATGACACTTAAAAAAATACCAGCTGAAGCTAAAGAAATAATTAAACATAAAAGAACAGGAAAAGTTTATGCTAGTAAAGCTGATTTTGATGCTGATGTTGCTGATCCCAATACTGACACTACTAATGATGATTTTAGGCAAGACTTGGAAATTAAAGTTACGAGAGTATCTATGGAAAGTCTTACTAAGGAATGATAGCTAGACAAGTTGAAAATTTCATACCTAGGTTAGATTACATTCTACCTGAAATAAAAAAAATTAAATTATATGATCAAGAGAATCTGAACTCGTTACGGGGCACTACCGAAACATTTCCTGGATTGAGAAGTTTTCCATTAGTTGAAACAAATATTTTTTTGTACGAATACATTAATTTTTTAATGTTTTATAATAAATTAGTTAAACCAGAAGATGTAAATTTTATAACACATTTTATACATTTAAGACGAGAAGAAGATAATGAAAAAGATTTTATACATCAAGATTTTTTTAATTTTTCATCGTTAATATATTTATCTAAAACTAATCTTAACTCTGGAACATATTTATATGACAAAGAAAAAAATATAATTAATGATTTTAAATTTGTAAAAAATAGATTAATAATGTATTCTAGTGAATATTTTCATATGGGTTATGGACACCATGGGACAGATATAGACAACGGAAGATTAACACTTAACAGTTTTATAACATTAAAATAATGGAACCTAGAGGCGCAACAGAGATTCAAATGGAAATGCTTAATAAGCATGTTTCAAAAGACTTGCTTGATCAAGTTCAAATTTGTACGTCTATACCAGGTAAAGTTCCAATTGATCCAAACAAACTAAATATACTTTGGCAAAAAAATTCTTGGGATCAAGGTAATCTGCAACCTTTTTTTAGTAATAAAGAAAGACACAAAGAATATGATTGGTATGTATTCAATAGTCATTGGAACTATGAAAAATTTAGATACTTTTTTGACATACCTACAGAAAAATGTGTTGTAATTAAAAACGGTATTGAAAAGTTTCCAAAAAGAAAAATATATAAAAAAGGTGAACCAATAAAATTAATACATCATTGCACACCTTGGAGAGGTCTAAACTTAGTGCTAAGAGCAATGCAAGAAATTGAAGATCCTAATATAACTTTAGATATATATTCATCATCTCAAGTTTATGGCTCAGAGTTTAATAGCGTGCATGATGCACAATTTGAGCCACTTTATGAACAAGCTAAAAAACTACCTAATGTAAATTATATTGGTTATAAACCAAATGAGTATATTTTAGAAAAAATGCCTTCTTACGATATGTTTATCTATCCAAGCATATTTGAAGAAACGTCTTGTGTGTCTGCACTTGAAGCTTTGGCTTCGGGTGTTCATGTGATTACAAATAACTTTGGAGCTTTGTATGAAACTTGTGCAGAATGGCCTGTGTATATTAATTATAATAAAGATTATGAAAGAATGGCTGTTGATACAGGAGTTGCGGTAAAAGTAGCAGCAGGTTATTTACATGAAGATTACATTCAAGATCATTTAGAAGAACAACAAAAATTTTATAAAAGATTTTATAATTGGGACAAAAAAGGAGCTGAGTGGACTGGTTTTTTGAAAGGAGCCTTGAGTGAAAGAAACAGT